TTATTAATGCAGTAACTGCCTCTGATTTAGATATGGGTGGTAATAAAGTATTATTTAATAATGTTTATTCTACAGAAGGTGACTTACCAAATGCTTCAACTTATCACGGTATGTTTGCTCATGTACACGGTACAGGTGCAGCGTATTTTGCGCACTCAGGTAACTGGGTACAACTTGCAAATAATTCAGACCTCGGTGGCGGAGGTGGAGGTGGAGCTTCAAGAGTACAAGAAGCAGAAACAACTGCTTCAATCTCAGATGGTGCTTCAGGTTCTGTTGAATACGCAACGTTAGGATTATCATTCGCTTTACAAAAAGTTACAGTAGACAAACAATGTTGGGTAAGGATTTATTCTGATACAGCATCAAGAACTGCAGACGCAGGAAGAACACAAGGAACTGACCCATCAAATGGCTCAGGTGTTATTGCAGAATTTATTGCTACAGCTTCTGGTACTACAGAATTTAAAATCACACCATCTATTATGGGATGGCTTGATGACAGTGAAACTGAGGTTCCAGTAGCAGTACAAAATAATTCTGGAAGTGCAGGAACAGTTACAGTTACTATTGACGTATTAAAACTAGAGAGTTAAAATAAATGAGCAAACGTATTCATAACGTTATATTTCAGCCAGGGACAGATGAAGCAGATTTTCTAGCTAATGAAGCAGCTGGAATGCAAGTTCATTGTAACTTTGATTTATGGGATGGTATGATTGCGATGATGTTGACTGACGAAGAAGCAGAAACATTAAGAGCAAGTTCTAAAGTAATTGAATGTGGACCAGAAAGAGATGTACAAGAATTAGTATCATATCCATCTACTACTCCAAGATACGAAACAAGCAGTGTAACATACAGAACTAAATTTAATCCTACTGGTAATGGTGCAGAAAATACTGGTTTAAATATGTTTTTTACAAGCGAGTTTAAAACAGCAGATGGTACACAGCCATTTGGTTATTTTCAAGGTACTGAATATCAATTTGATGATACTGTTAAAAGCAATTATCTTGGTGAATATGTAGATATTGTTGCTATTGAAGCAGGTAGTCCAGCTTCAGGTAATGCAGGTCACGAAGACCATGTTGATTTTGAAGAATGGGATAGTAATAATTCTAAATTTGTTCCTATGGAGTGGAGCGATACTTCCAGTTCAATGACTTCAGCAAGAAACAATCAAGTAACTAATAATAATACAAATTGGTTCTCATCTCATGCAATTGGTGTACTCAGTGCAGCAGGTGGTAAGTATTGTGGTTGGGGTAAAAAAAGTTCATTAAGAGTTATGTATTTAGCTGATGGTGTAACAACTGCTTACTATACAGCATTAACTTGGCACATTAATAAACCGGTCAATCCTGTCACAGGAGTTCGTAATGCAACTGTAGTAACAGGAGCATGGGGATTCGTAGGAGTTGACCACGAAAGATTCTATAAAATAAATGATATCAGTCAGATTGTAGCATATCAAGCAGATGGTTCATCTGAAACAATCACTCGTAATAATAGTTATAAACCAAAAACTTGGAATATTACAATGACTGCTTCAGGCTCAAGTGCTTATGAAGTAACTGGTGATGATAGAATTTATGCTAAAGTTGCAGGTGATACACAAGTTAGTAATAGAGTTATTACTGTAAAACCGGGTGATACTGTAGTTATTGATAATCAAGCATCTGGTGGACATCCATTATATATCAGAAAAAGCGGAACTAATGTTGCAGGAGTAAGTGGTCAAGGAACATCTACAGTTACAGTAACTATGCCAGAAGCCGGAGATGTTTATGATTATATTTGTGATTATCACGGTGGAATGACTGGTGAAATTAGAGCTAATGTTACTAATAATTGGTACGATGACTATAGACCATTTGTAGATAATTTACTTATTCCAAGAGTTATCGAAGACCCTGCAGATAGTACTGACAAGTGGATGATTTCCATACCCGACCAAACAAGGTATTCTGCATTTGATACAGTAATGAGTCAATATAATAGTTATAATGGAATTTATGCATTTACAAGTGCAGGTAATAATTCTCATATTGGTGTAAGCCCAACAGACCCAAGATTTAATACATCAATTACGGTTGATGCAGGTTCAACTTATGTTACCAATACAATTACAAATGATAGAAATACTTTAACATCTTCAACACAGGGTTCTCAAACAACTGTATATCCTTTGAGAGCAGAAAATACAGGTGGAGATAATCAGTTTACAATTGCTGCATGTCAACAAGATGATGTAAACAGATTAATGGACGATTATAGTAGTCGTGGACCTCAGATTGATTTTGCTGCTTATGGTGCATATACTTGGACAAGCTATCCGACTGGTACTTATTCAGATGGCAAATGGGGATATTTCAGTGGAACAAGTTGTGCAGCACCTCTCGCAGCTGGATGCGCAACAGTATTTTTAGAGCATTACTTTACTGAGCGAGGAGTATATCCATCCATTGCAAAATTAAAAGATATTATGGTTAACGCTGCAAAAGAAAATTTAATTGGAGATACAGACTTATCTACAGATGTAGATGACGGAATTGATTTCCAAAATGTTTCAGGTTCTTATCTTCTTAGTGCAACTTGTGCATATCAACCTCAAGATTTATCATCGAGCAAATTATATGCATCGACTGAAGTAAACAGAATTAAAGATAATAATTATCAGAACGGTGGTGCAGAACTAACAGAGCTATACGGAACACCAGCATTAAGAGTACATATCCCTTGGGGAATTAGAATGGGCAACGGTAAATATATTGCTGGTGGTTCAGAACAAACAACAAATGGCAGAAGACCAGTAACAGGAAGAGCATGGCCTAGGCAAAAGGTTTCTTTTTCATCTTGAAGCTGGTAATAAATAATAAAAACAGTTAGAGTCTAACAAATGGCAGAAATATTAAGTAATAGTTTTAAATCAGATGTGACAAGGTTATTCATAGATGACCTCGTGAACAATGATTATTATATTTTCGTATCTGGTATCGACACGTTCGCACCAGTCGATGCACAAGCCTCTAAAGCTGGATTCTTAGAGCGAACACTTTTTGGTAAAAAAATATTACCTAACGATATTCATTTTATGGTTAAATATTATCCTTGGCAGGTTGGTCAAGTATATACTGAATATGATGATAATATAGATTTAACTGACACAAAATTTTATGCAGTAGTTGGTCCTAATGATAATGATACTGGTGATTACCGAGTATTTAAATGTTTAAATAACAATAATAGTACAACAGCATCAACACCGCCTAATTACGACCCTACTAATTCAAACCAAATATACATTACAGCTGATGGGTATGTTTGGAAATATATGTACTTTATTTCAACATTAGAATTTGACGCATATAATGCAATCGGTTATGTTCCAATTGTACCAACTCCAAATCCAAATAATCCTTTACCAACAACAAATAGTACTATATCAGATATTAAGGTAACTAATCCAGACGATAACTTTGGATATGAAGAGCACAGAGGCGGACTACTTCAAAGCCCATTTCAATCTGGCGTATTAATCGTTAACCCATTTACTGAATTTAGCCCAGTTCAAAACTTTTATACTGGTCAGTTTATTTACACTACTAATCCAACAGACGGTGTATCTCGTTTATTCCAAATTACTTATTATAACTATAATGAAAATACAGGTAATGCTGAAATACGTGTTGGTGCTGAATTATTAACAGGTGCTCCAACACCAGATACAACTGGAGTATTGAGTAATGCTAACTTTAAAATATTCCCAAGAATAAAAATTACTGGTGATGGTACAGGAGCTGTAGGTATACCTAATATTGTAAACAATAAAATTGCAAGTATTACAGTTTTAAAAGAAGGAAGTGATTACACTAATGCAACAATAGAAGTAATAGACCCTGGTACTAATCAATTTTTACCAGAAGATAATACAACAACAGATGTACGAGCATTAGCAAGAGCTCGTTTATCACCCCCAGGTGGCCACGGTTTTAATTTAATTGATGAATTAAAATGTAAACACTTTAGTTTTTATGGATATATTACAGCAGAAGACAATACTCAAATTGGTGATGTTAATACTTACGGTGGTGTAGGTATTGTGCGATCACCTGAATTTGATAGTGGATTTACTGCTAATATATTCGACAACAGAATAGCAGTAGTAACAGATGATTACAATAAACTAACAGCAAATAGTACAGTCATACAAGTCAATAGTAGCAATGAAACAACATTTAGTGGAAAAATACATGAAATTGACTCATCAGCAAATACAGTTTATATTGCTGAGTATTTAGGACCATTCCCAAATAATGCAAATACGGGTCAATTACATTCAAATAACACAAACGATGTACCATTAGATTTAACTTTACCATTTAGAAACGAAACAGGCCAGACTATCAATATAAATAATCCGGTAACAACAAACGTTACATTATCAAATTATATGCAAAAGACTGGTGAAGTCTACTTTATGGAGAACTTCTTCCCACTAGCAAGAACCGACCTATCTCGTGAGGAATTTAAGTTTGTACTGGAATTTTAAGGAAATAATATAAATGCCTATTAACACAAATCTCAATCAATCGCCATATTTTGACGATTACGACCAAGATAAACAATTTAATCGAATCTTGTTTAAGCCGGGATTTGCGGTTCAAGCTCGTGAGCTCACACAGTTACAAAGCATTCTGCAAAACCAGATTGAACAATTTGGTGACAATATATTTAAAGAAGGTAGTATTGTTAAAGGTTGTACTTTTAATAACTATGAAGATTTAAAATATGTTAAACTTTTAGCTCCTGCTGGTTTCGACCCATCTGAATATGAAAGTAGAGTTGTTGTAGAGTCACCTGGTGTAGACGATATTGAAGTTGACTATGTTTATGTAATGGTAGGCTCTATCTCTGGATTGCGAGCTCAAATTATTAAAGGTGTTAAAGGTACTAATGCTACAGCAACACCAAGTACATTTTGGATTAAGTATTTAAATACAACAACAAATTATACTGAATATACAGTTAACGAAACATTTAGTATTGAGCTCTTTAAATATAAACGTGGTACTCAGGCTCCACTAGCAGTAACAAATCCAGTATTCGCTATTGACAGTAATACAAAAACAGCATCAGGTAGTGATAGAGTAGGTAAAGCATTTGGTATTCAAATGTCACCTGGTATTGTATTCCAAAAAGGTCATTTCATATTTGCAGAAGAACAAACACTCATTGTTGAAAATTATAGTGAGGTTGCTGCTGATAAATCTGTTGGTTTCCAAGTAACAGAATCACAAATTAATGCATTACAAGACAACAGTTTATATGATAATGCATACGGTTCTAAAAACGAAAATGCACCTGGTGCAGACAGATTAAAACTTACTCCAACATTAAGTATTCTTACGCCTGCTGAAGCTGCAGCAGATTCTGACTTCTTCACACTAATTCGTTACCAAAACGGAAACGCAGTTGGGCTTAGAGATGTTTCTCAATATAATGTTCTAGGCGAAGAAATGGCTAGACGAACATATGAAGAGTCAGGTAACTATGTATTAGAACAATTTCCAATTTCTACAGATGACCGCATACCAGAAGGTGAAGTCAATTCACAAGTTCATGCACTTGTAGGTCAAGGCGTAGCATATGTCAAAGGTTTCCGAGTTGAAAACTCTGGTGAACAAAGTATTCAAATTGACCAAATTGCAGCAACAGAAATAGTTAACAACCAAAGTATTGGAACACAATATGGTCACTATGTTGATGTGAGTGGTTTTAGTGGTCGTATTGATATTGACTACACACCAATTACTTTACAAGATTCAAGTAGTGTAACTATTGGTACTGCAATTGCTATCAACTTAACTCCTACAAGACTTTATCTTGCAGCTGTTCAGTTAAGTGGAAGTATTTCAAATTTAGATAGAGTATCAGATGGAAACGGATATATTTCAGTTGGTAATAAATTAAAAGAAGTAAGCAAGAAGCCATTATTATTTGACTCAAGCATATTAGGAACATTTGAGTTGACAGATACATTAGTACCTGTTAGACAAAGAGTTGCTGCTACACATTCAGCAGGAGCTATAACTCTTACAGCAAATCCTGGTGAAGATTTTGATTGTCAACAAAACGATATTTTAGTTATTGCTGATAACGGTGTTCAATGGACAGTAAGTGGAATAACAAAATCATTAAATAATTCTCAGATGGATTTCACTATTGACTCTAGTGCAAACTCTAATGTATATGTTTATCATAACAGAAGATTAGTTGGCACAGGTTCTAATGGTATTGATTCATATAATAAAGTTATTCGTGAAACTTGGGTTAAAGTGACAACATCTCTGATCGCAACCCCAGCTAATACAAAATACAATTTAGGTTTCCCAGATGTATTTGAAATTTTAGAAGTTAAAGATTCTACTGGACTTGACGTAACAGATAGCTTTAGACTTAAAACAAATCAAAAAGACCAGTACTATGACTTATCATATATGGAATATATTCCTGGTAGAGTTAAACCAGCTGATGGCACGGTCTTAATTAATGTTAAGGTATTCCAACCCTCATCGTCCACTGGTGAGTACTTTTACTCAATTAATAGTTATCCTAATACGCTCGATAGAAATGACATACCGGTACATGTAAGTGACACAGGGTTAATATTTAACCTTAGGGATTGCTTAGACTTTAGACCTCATTGTGATAAAGAAACTAATGCAGATTACGGCTCAAGTGAATCCAACGCAAACGCAGGGTCAGCATTACCGAGTGTTGGACTTACTAAACCAACATTTGCAGATTTAGGAGCTCCTCTAGTTCCAGCAATAGATGAGAGCGCAACAACAGACATTGAATATTATCTTAAGCGTATTGACGCACTTGTTTCTGACTCTTATGGTCAAATTAATTTAATTAAAGGTAAAGAAGCAAGACAGCCTGTTCCACCTCAAATTGAAAACGATAAACTTGTTTTAGCAAACGTTGTAATACCAAGTTTCCCTGCACTATCAAATAAAGTTGCTCAAGAAAAACGTGCTCTTGATTACTCAATTAAGATTACTCCTACTGGTGTTAAAGCATATAGAATGAAAGATATGCATGCGCTAGAACAAAAAATTGATAGTATGGCATATTATATTTCACTTAATCAATTAGAGTCAGATACTCAAAACTTATTAGTACTCGACGAAAATGGTTTAAACAGATTTAAAAATGGATTTGTTGTTGAACCATTTAATAACTTAAGTCTTGCAAATATTCAAAGCCCAGAATTTAGGTCAGCAGTACCATTCAATCAGAAAATATTAACACCTGAAGTTAAGACATTCCCAATTGATTTAAAATATAAAACAAATTCAAGTGGTACAGTATTCCCATCACTTACTAATGCAAAAGTTGGCATGTTGACAAAAGATTCAAACGTTGATATAATAAATCAACCATACGCAACAGATTTTAGAAATTGTGTAAGTAACTTCTTTAAATATGTTGGTGAAGCTGTTATTTCACCTCCGTACGATGCTTCTTATGATACAACTACAAACCCTGTAACATTAGAGATTGATTTAGCAACTCCTTTCCAAGAGTTTGTTGATAGTATTCAAAGATTCCTTCCAATGACCGATACACTAATTCAGCAGATTGATTTCGAAGCTCAAGGTCGACGTGGAGCAGGTGTTGCTACAGACCAAATTACTACAATAATGAATGAGATTATTGTTAATAATAATACAATCAGTGCACCAATTGGTGACTTTGTATCTAATTTCCAATTCCAACCATTTATGGCATCTCGCGATGTTAAGATTTTTATGAGTGGATTAAGACCTGACACTGCTCATTATTTCTATTTTGATGGAGTTGATGTTAATGCACATATTATTGAAGGTTCTCCATCTGACACTGTCGACGGAATCGCAAGACTAGGAGCTAAAGGCGTTACATCAGTAACAACAGATGCTAACGGTAATCTTTATGCTGTATTTAATATTCCTGCTGAAACATTTTATGTTGGTGATAGAGTATTAGAAGTTGCAGACATTGATACATATTCAAGTATTGATAGTGGCTCAACATCTAAAGGATTCATTACATACCGTGCATATAACTTTAGTGTTGAAAAGACTGCACTCACTACTTCAACAAGACAGCCTGACTTTGATGTTAATACAAGAACAACTACAAGAAACGTTACAAGAAGAGTAAGAGGCCGTGACCCAATTGCACAAACATTCTTTATTAAGAAAGGTATGGGTCAAGGTAGTAACTCAGTATTCTTATCTGAAGTTGATGTATTCTTTAAACGTGTAAGTACTGACAACGGAATTACTTTACAGATTCGTGAAGTTATTAACGGATATCCAACAAACCAAATCGTACCATTCTCTAAAGTACATAAACTTGCAAGTCAATTAACAAGTGCTGCATCTGATGATGCTTCAGTAGCAACAACATTTGCATTTGATGCACCTATTAAACTTGATGTTGAAAAAGAATATGCAATGGTATTACAGCCTGATGCATCAGACCCAAATTATTTAGTATTCATATCAAGAGTTGGTGGAACAGATTTAACGCCAGGTGTATCACAGGGTTCAGCAATTGTGCAGGACTGGGGTGACGGTGTTCTATTTACTTCAACTAATAACCAAGCATGGTCATCTTACCAAGATGAAGATATGAAATTTACTTTACGAAGAGCTAACTTTAGTGCTTCAAGTGGTAGTATAACATTAACACCAAATAATCCAGAGTTCTTAACTGTTGGTAATATTACTGGTCAATTTAATGTTGGTGAAATGATTTACCAAGACGATGCAACACAGCCAAGTGCTAATACAGTTTCAGTAACAAGTGGTAGTACAACAGTTACTGCTGGAAACGGACTAGACAATTTCTATAGTGCTGGTGATTTCATCAGACTATTTGCGAACAGTCCAGCTTCAAATGGATTATATAAAATTGCAACAGTAGATAGTGCAATACAAATTACTCTTGAAACTCCTTACGGATTTGCAAGTGGTTCTGTATTCCATTCACCAGTTACAGTTGCTGAATTATCTTATTTAGATAAACGTAATGCTACAATCATGCATTTAGAAAACAGTTCGGCAAAAGCAACAAGAAAATTT